ACCTAAGCTGCCCGCAGTAAGGGCGTAGGCCCGGTACACCCTGATGTAGGTGTTGGCCGTAAGGGTCTGCACTTGACCCGTCATCGCAAAATCTTCGGAGACCTCGTTGTAGTTCGCGTCCAAGCCGAATATGCGTATAGACCGAACGCCCGTGCCCCCGGCCGTGTCGTTGACGGATGTGCTGTTGACGTACATTCGAGCGGCAGTGGTGGGGTACACATAGATACCGCCGTTTTCGCACACCGTCTCCTCGGCACCGTTGATGTCTGGGTTAAATCCAAACTTGTAAATGTATCGTGTGCCAGCCACGTCTCCGGAGGAAATAGCCGCGTTGGACAGTTGCTCAGACACCGGGAGAGGAGACGCAGGGGCAGCGTTAACAAACGTCCCGTCGCGCCGTTCGTGCAGCCCGATCCGGGCGTACCGATTGATGTTAAACGGTCCCGGTTCAGCAACAGGCGGGTATGAGTGTGTTGGATTAGTCATCGAACAGACTGTCCTCCAACATCTTCATATATTGGTTTGGGTATGTGTCCCGTATCTCAATAATAATGGCCTGACCAACAGATCGAGCGCCTTCATTAAAGGCAGTGCTGTCAGAGCAACCCGGGACGTGGCTGCTGGCGTCCATATGGGCGAACGTCTGCAACCTATCGTACAGCCAGCGGCGAGACAGCTCGTTATTCATAATGGCTTCAAGGCCGCGCTGAAGTGCCTTTTCGCTGTCTTCCGCGCGCTTGATCTGCTGCTCGTCTTCGTTGTTTGTTACAATATATTTCACTGAACCGTCGCCCCACTACCAAGCAAGTCAGTCAGCGCATTCGGGTTCTGTGTGTCAGTTTCGCTTAGAACTTTGGCCCCTTGCGCGAGCTGACTTGCCTGTTCCATAGTTTGCATCTGAGCCTGCTGCTCCTGACGCGCTTGGCGCATCGCCGCAACCTGCTCGCTATCTCTCGTGATGTCCGGTGACACGCCAAGCGTATCCGCGTATTGGCGGTAGGCCTCATCCGCGTTGATGTTATCGACGATGTCCGGGAACACGGCGACAAGATTGCCGGCGAAGCCCATGGCACGCTCGATGCCGCTGGCGGCAACAGCCTGCTGGGCCTGTGCTAGGAGCGAGACATACTCCACTTGCAGCTCATTGCCTTGCAAGACTTCCGGAGGCTCAGGGAGGAGATCCGCCTCTAACGCAAAGTCAAAGACATCGTCGAGTAGAGGGTTAAGCAACTCGACGTTGAGCCGCTGTAGCACAGGCCCAAGCAGCACTAGCTTTTCCTCGTGCCGCTCGACAACCTCGGTCGCCGTCATCTGACGACGGTCTGAGTTGATCATCATGGCAAAGAGGTCAGCATAAAAACCGCGCTGGATACGCCCCTGGACTTCCTGAATATCCATCATCATTTCATTGATGCGCGGCTGAACAAGGTAAGCAGGTTGGAACCCCTGAGACCCTTGCACCGGGTCGACGTAGGTGTTCGCGCCAGGAAGCGTCGACGTGGGCTTGCCTCTAAGGCTTACCGGCGCGACCATTGGCGGATTGACCATTTTGTCAATCGCCTGCGCCTTGCGCTTCTGCTGGTGCTGCAATTGCTTAATGTCACCAAGAGCGTCCATGCCAGGGCTGCGGCCGTAGACCTCACCGTGCAGAACGTCCCATCGCGGGACGTAAGCCGGGAACCTGCGATACCCGCCCTCAAACAGCAACTTGTCACCGTCGCCGCCGTATTCCATGTAGCACGACTTGAACGGCATGTTCATTTGGTCGCGCTTCCCGTAGTCGCGCTCGTCTGCGCGGCGCGGCTCGATCATGTGAACGATCTGCACAAGCTCGTCGTATTGTTTGCTGTCCCACAGTTTGTGCGTCGTTGAGCTGATGCCGCTCCAGTCGATGTCCCGTGTGCCGGGGATGACGCCAAATTTTTCGACCACCTGCGCCACCGTCATGGTGAAGTAACGGCCGAGGGTGTCGATATTCCCGTACTGGTCTTCCGCAATCACATACTCGCCAGCGGTGAACGGTCGGAACCGGACAACAGTGTCGTAGCTTTGTTGGCGGTATAACGGCGCGGTGCCGAATGCGCCAAGTTCTGTGTAAACGGTCGACATCGAATTATAAAAATTCGAGTTGTTCAAAATCGCGCGCTCAATACGCTCAACGTTGGCCAGCCACACACGAACGTCGTTGCGATCCATCAGGTCGTCATTAGCAACTTTTCGACGGTGCCACGGTCGAGCAGGGCTGGTCATGCCAGACATCATGCCGGCAGCCATCGTGCGCAAAGCCTGAGTGCCGGTGCTGTCAATGATCTTGGTGTTGCGCTTCCGTCCGCGCGTGTTCTGTGTGTCTTCAATCAAAAACCTGCCGCGACGCGGCGCAAGGTAATCGCTCAGCTCCATGTAGTGGGAGCGCCAAGAGCTTCTATCGTTTTCCAGTTTTTTGTAACGACGTATAATAGGCCCGCGCTTGCCCTTCAGGTTATTCAGGCTTTGCAGATTTTCCGGTGTAGCAAGCAAAGCCATGGATTATTCCTCCGACATCGTCGGGTACATTTTCTCAGCGGCAGTCGGCTTGGACTTCTCCTCCAGATACAGCTCAAGCACCTCAAGCCGCGCCGTCCGGCTGCCGTCGGCTCCGTTGCCCATTTCGCTGACGCGCACTTTTCCGGTGATCATGCGCTCGTCGCCGATCTTAGCGTCAGACGGAATGGCGTCGACCTCAGTGTCCATCAGCCGGATGCTCGGGTACTGGATCGGTTCCTGGCCGCCCTCGATCAACGTGCCGCCAAGCGGCTTGCTGCCCATTTTTGGCATCTTACTGTCCCAACAGCGTCTTGGTCGTCGTCGCCTCGCCGACGCCGCCCAAAGGCGTCTTCACCGTACCGGCGACACCGGCACGCTGACGCGCGCGGCGCTGTTCGTCGGCCCGCGCCTGTTTGACTGCCTCGTCAGTCTTTTTCGGCGGCTCGGGCGGAGGCGGCGGTGGCGGAGGGGGGGCCGGGGTGCTGCCGCCGCCGAAACCAGGGGCGGTCAGACATAATTTGATTTTCTGAAGCATACTACACCTTTTTATTGTACAATATTGATACAATTGATGCGGTGTGACCGCCCACGATTTGATCCCCATGATCAGCTTAACGTGGCCAACACAATTGTTTAGAATGATTGGAAACAGGTTGGCCCTGTCAGAAACCTTAACGCCTACAACGTCGTATCCTTGCTTACGATAATGCGCGGCCAGATCAAAATCAGACGCTGCCTCTGCCCGCATCATTGGGATGCCCTGCCTCCAATCATAGCTAATCCATATGCCGCGCTCTTCATCTTTGATGGCGCACCAGACGTGCCGATGCCTGTGATGCAGGAGCCACGCGAGCGGGTGTGAATTTGCATACTGAAAAACAACAATTCCGTCCATGCGGTATTTCTACACTATTAATATGTAAAAGTCTAGAAGGGTTCATAATCGCTTGTAGATTGCGCTGGCGCATTGGCGTAGCCGGCGCGGCTGGGGTACACCGGCGCCGCATACGTCAACGCCAGGGCGTCGGCAAGGTCGGGCGACGCAATGCCGCGCTTCTTTGCGTCCTCCTTTTTTTCAAGCTGCACCTGATTGCGCATATTAAACCCGTACTCAAGCCCAGTCAGGTCGCTGATCAGATCGTCGTTGTCGGGCAATCGGATGCCGTCCTTGATCGCGTCGCGCATATTGCCCCAACACTGCGCGCGCATGTTTGCGTATTGAACGTCAGTCGCCTTGCTGCCGAAGTTGATCTCAATTACTTCGAGACCGAGCTGCCGGCAGCGGTCGACGACGCCGCCACCCACGCCGCCGCCGTCAATGAAAATCGCGTCGGGCCTTTTGGCGTTGGCGATCTCTGACACTTTGGCCGCCAGCGCCATGGTGTCCATGCCGCGATACGAGTGCCACCCCTGGCTCTCAGCATCGCGACCCTGCCGCAGGCAAATCACCGATTGGTCGTCGCCGAACCGGGCGACGTCAACGCCGATGACGAGCGGGTCGTGCGGCTGCACCGCGACCTCAAGCCCGACGCACGCTCGCACGGCGTCTCCTGGGATGAACTGTAGCTCGCCGGCGCTTGGGAACTGGCCCAGCACGCGGACCTTCACAAAGTCGCTGTCGACGCCGTAGTCGTCGATCCAGCGCTTGAACAAATCCTTGTTGGTAATCTTGACCGTGCGGCTGTCGATGAACCTGCGCTTGTACCGATGCCGGAACCGGCCCTGCATGTTTTCAAAAAACCGGCCGGTGTTCCGCGTCGGGTTGCCAAAATCAAAAACCATCGGCTCGCCGTCGGTCAGGCCGCCCTCGCGCACCTCAAATATTTTGTCCGGCACGGCCGACGCCTCGTCAAAAATGTAGAACGGCGTGCTGTTCGCAGCGTGCAGGCCGGCGAACGCTTCCGAGTTCCGGTCCTCCGATGTTTGAGCGTCGACACGCCACGTCTCTCGGTGCGCGTTGTGATACATGTTCATCGAACCGCCGCCGCCGGCGTTCAGGGTGTACCAGTGCTTGGTGACGCCGAGGTGATGCCACTTCGCCAGCTCGGCCCATGTCTTGGTGCGGAGCTGCTGCGCCGTGTTGGCGGTGACGACGCCCTTGCAGTGCGGGCGGGTGTCCATGATCCAGCGGATCAGCCACGCCACCATCGCCGACTTGCCGATGCCGTGGCCGCTCGACGTCGAATACTGGATCGGCTCGACCGCACGCACGCCATCGAAGCCTCGCGCCAGCACGTCGTCGCGCAAATCCGCTAAGAACTCAATCGCCCAATCATCGGGTCCGTCGAAGCCCGTCAGGCTGCCGCTGTTCCAAGGATAGCTAAAAAGAACGTGGCCAAGCGGATCAGCGTAAAACCTGCTGATCTCGTCGGCCAGCTCAAGGTCAATGTTTTGTGCGGCCGGCATCAGATCGGGTCGTACTCGATCTCGGCGTAAACCTGCGCCGCCATCTCAGGATCTGGCCCCTTGCACGACGCCTCCGGGTGCTGCGGGTCAATCGATGCCGTCGTCTTCCTCGCGCCGCACTGTTTGCAGACTTGTTGTGACCCCTGTCCCGGAAGAGCCGGTCCCCAGGCGTGGTTGTTTAAAACCTGTTTCACGATTTCCTCGACTTCGTGCCTGCGCACTTCCATCGCTTCCGAGACAGGCGCAGCGGTGAGTTGGGATCGCGAGCGGCCTTCGGGTGGTCCTTCATCTGGCC